CGTCGTGGTGTCCGTAACCGGCGAATAAATCGGCACGTTCGTGCCGCCGCTTGCCACAGTGACGGTATTCGTGCCGCTGGAGTTGGCACTTGCAGAGACGGTCGAGGTCGCGCCGGCTCCGAAGAGGAGTATGCGATAGACCGTGCCGCTTGTGGTGCTGATCCAGTCGCTCCGCGCTATGCAGGGAGAGATCGTCACGGTGCCATTGGAGGTGGAGTCCGTCACGGACACCAGCATTTGCGCCGTGTGGTTCAGATAAAGGCCGGGCGCCCCCGACTTCATCGAATAGGTCGACGGCGCGATCTGGCCGTCGCCTTTGGCCGCGGCCGAACCGAGGCAGGGATCGTTGACCGCGAGATAGGCCGGGGCGGCCTGCGCCAGGTTGCGAGCATTGCACCCCGTCGCCGGCGACGTGCTCGCGTTTTGCCCCCAGGCCGACCCTGCCGCGACCAGCGCCAGCAGCAGTGCGAAAACACGCATCATTGGATCTGCCCCACGAAGAAGCCGGTCGGGCCGGTCGTTTTGGTAAAGCAGCCGGTGGATGACAGCACCGCCGTGATGCCGGTCGAGAAGTAGGCGGGATACACGAACCCGAACGATCCGAAGCCGCCGCCGTTGAGCGGCCAGCAATAGGCCGGCGTTACGGCCCCGTCGGCCGGCGCCGACGCTAAATTGAAGATCATCAGGAAACCGCCGGCGGAGGCATTGGACAGCGTGATGCTGTAGAGATTTCCAGCGCTCGCCTTGAGCACCAGGTTCGATCCGACGGAGGGGGAAGGCGTCGGCGCGATTCCCGCCGAACTGGCGCTCGAGGGCGCTGGGGCGGTCGGCAGCGGATTGCTCGCGCTGACCGCGGCGCCGGCGACCTCCGGCACATTGTGGGTCGCAAGCGAATTGTCGCCATTCTTGTCAGCGCGAAGGCTCTGCGCAGCGCCGCCGCCATCGCGGACGGACATCGTCGTGGTCGTGGTCTGCGCGGCGGCGCCGCCGGCGAATGCCAGCAACGCCGCGAGCAAGAGCAGAAGCCGCATCGCGACTGTCCTCCGAGATAGACGAGATCGGTGAAGCAAGGGGCAGAGCAGCGGGACGAAGCTGCTCCGTCATACCCTCACGAGAACTCTTCGATCATGACGAAGCCGGCCGAACCCACCCAGCCCGTCGAGGCGCCGCTGCTCGAGATGTTGATCAGGCCGCCGCCGCCAGCGCCGAAGCCCGTGCCGGGCTGACCCCATACGCCGCCATTGCCGAGGTGTCCTGACCCGCCGACCCCGCCGAAAGCAATCCCGGCGGTGATGTTGCCTGACCCGATGCCACCAGTTTGGCCCGGGATGTTCATGATGCTACCGCCGGTGGCATTGGCGGGGGGGGCGCCTCCGGGGGCATTCAGGCTGCCCCCCGATGCCACCGAGCTGGCGCCTCCCAAGCCGCCGGGCGCCACAATGATCGCGCCGAAACTTGACTGGCCGCCATTACCGCCGGTTGTTCCGGCCGCGCCCACGCCCCCGGCCCCGACCGTCACGGTGACACCAGAGAAGCCCGAAGTGATCAGGCCCTGCCCGAAACTCCCAGCGGAGCCGCCGCCTGTGACCGAGTACTGCCCTGAACTCGTCGACGCTGCGCCGCCGCCGGCGCCGCCTCCGCCCTTGACCGTAACCCTGACCCGGGTTGTGCCAGCCGTCGGCGTATAGGTCGTCGCGCCCTGCGTCGTGAACATTTGGACGTTCAAAATTCGGCCGCTCGCGACCGTTCGTATCGCCTGCAAAAGCTGCGTGAACGTCCCGGGCGTGAGGGTCTGGCCAGATGCCGTGACGACGTTGGCGACTTCGGCGATCAGCGCATTGGCGACGTCGGCATCCCAAATCGTCGGAGTGACGCCCGGGCCGGGAGGGGTGTTGCTGCCGTATCCCGGCGTTCCGATCGCCGTTGCTGGCGTCGGAACGCTGGCGACCTGGGTTCCGTTGGCAATGAGCTGCATTTAGGTAAGACCTCGAAGGGATTGCTCAGAGGACCGGGATCAGGTCGCTGTCGGCCGCCAGGCTGAAGTCCAGGACCCCATCGCCGGCGAAGAGGGTGCCGAAGGAGAACCACAGGACGCCATAGGCCGGCTGGATTTTCGCCAGGCGGCACTCCAGTTCGGTATCGGAGATCGTCCAGAACGGCTCGCCCAAGGCCGAGACGCCCAGGGAGAAATACTCCACCGAAATCGACGGCACATTGACCCGCCAGGCAAACCGCCAGGGTGCCGCGCACATCGGGTCTCCGAGATGCATCTGTCCGAGGCAGGATACCCGCCAGGTGGTGATCGTGATCACGTAGCCGAATTGCGCGGCCACGCCGATGTAGTAGGCGGCGCTCTGACCGCCGGGCGAGGCAGCAATCTTCAGCAGCAACGAGTTGTGACGCTGTTGCAGCGTCGGGTTTGGTGGTGAACAGCTATCGGGTAACCCGAAGTCGGTTTCCCAGTCAGGCAGCAGCGCGAGTGCCTGGCTGGGGTCGCTTTCCACATCGAGGAACTGCACCGTGACCTGGCGCAAGGCGAAGAACGCATCGCCGATCGCGCCGGCGAAGGCGGTCAGCAGCGCCGTCGGGGTGCGCGGCCAGGCGCGACCGCGCGGCAGCAGTTTCTGCATGGCGGCCTGAAAATCGGCGTCGCCAATCTGGCTGAATGACGTGGTGGTCATCAGAAGGTGATCGTCGGCGCGGCCGGGATATGGCCGCTGGCGAAGGCGACGTCGGCGGTCGGCGCGGTCAGGTCGTAGCTTTCGATGCCGCCGGCGGCCTGGATCGCGGCGTCGATCATCGAGAGGAACAACGTGCCGGGCTGCTGGACCGGAAACAGCGCGCCGGCCGGAAGCGGCTCCGTGATGCCGTCGCCGATCGTGGCACCGCCCGGCGGCACGCTGGCGACCAGCGCGTTAAGCTGGGCCGTGATCGCCGCCATCGCCGCCGCGGTGTTTGGCAACAGGTTGAGGATCGTGATCGCCAGCGCGTCGGCGGTCGGCGCAAATACCGTGGATTGGCCGATCACCGGCATCACGCTGTTGATGTAGGCCTGCACCGCGGCGATATCGCCGGTCAGCGGGATATTGTTTGGTCGCGTATCGATGACGAAGACGATGTTCGCGGTGCCCGGCCCGCTGCCGAGCGGATAGACCCAGGCGCGTGTCGGCACCCCCGAATTCTTCGACCACTGCCAGAAATCGGTTGCCGCGCCGCCCTGCGGCGGGTTCTGGATGCGGGCCAGGCCGCGGATGCGGAAGGCGGCATCGGTCTCCAGGTCGGTGCCCCCGATCAGGCCGCCGCTGGCCACTAGGGCGACTGGTGACACGCCAGAGATCGCCGTGGTGATGGTCAGCGGCGCATTCACGGCAGCGTTGCCGGCGCTGCCCGGCGTCACCGCCGCGACGGCAACCGTCGCGGTGCTGCCGGAGATCGTGCCGGAACCTGTGGTCAGGTACTGCTGGCTGCCGTCGGAGGTCTGTAGCGGCACGCCGACGGGGATCGCCACGCCATTGCTGCCGCTGAACGTCACGTTGCCGGTCGCCGCCATGGCCGGAATCGGCGTCAGACCATACTCGGCGAGGCGGCGATCGAGATACGGCGTCTCGGCGCTGCTGATGAAGAGCTGGCGGGAGACCCACACCAGAGCGCGATACGCGGCGTAGAGCGGGAACGCGATCAGATCGGCGATGATCGCGACAACCGACTTCGCCAGCGTCGTATCCGCGCCCGGCATGCGCGCGGCGAATCCGGCCCGCGTGTTCGACCGCAGCGTCGCCAGCGACGGAATCGACTGCGGCATCAGGAATTTGCCCAGATATTCGCATAGAACAGCGACCGGCTCGCGCCCTGCTGCTCGATATCGATTTGCAGGTCACACTGGCCGAGTGTCGGATAGGTCGCCGTCGCGTTGACGCTGCCGGCGATCCCGGTTTGCGTCAGCCACGCCAACGCGGTCTGCGCCGCGTCCTGGATCGCGAGCAGATTTGGTTGTGTCTGCAACCCGTTTTCGTAAAGCCAGAGCAGCGAGCCGGTTGACCCGGCCGCCACGTCGTCGGTCGGATCGACCGGCATGTCGCCCCAGTAGCCGCGCCGGTCGGCGCTGCCGTCCGGGATCGGCGCGCCAGGTGGCGCCAGCGCGTCGGTGAACAGGCTGATCGTCACCGCGGTGATCAGGCCGTCATCGATGAGCAGATCGGTCCCGGTCGCATTCATGGCGAGGTCGGCGTGGCCCTCGGTCGAATTCCACACCAGCGCGATGTCGGCCATGTCATCCCGTGCTGATCTTCGGCGTGCCGGCGTTGTCCCACCACTGGTTGACCACGTGCGGATCGCTGGTCGGCAGCGGCAGGATGAAGGCCACCGGCCCGCTGCCCGACGGGGCGGCCTGCACGGTGATGGTCGGCGCAGTGACCGCCAGCTTGAGCGGCGTGACGATCTCTAGCAGCGCGGTTCGGTAGCCGATGCGTTGGCCGCGCGCGTCCTGGTCGCCGAACTCTCCGGCGAGCAAACCGGCGATCGCCTGGCCGAGCATATCGCCGCCGAGCGCGAGCAGGTGATCGCGCGTGCCGGTGACCTGAAGCACCACGACGTCGGTGCCCGCTGCGGGATTCGACGATCGCCCCGGCGGCTGCAGCAGCTCCACCGTCTGGACGTCCTCGTTGTCGAGCCCGCTGACCTGCAGGATGGTGCGCGGTCCCACCTGCGCGTTGGTGACGATCGCGCGGGTGACGGTGGAGCGGATGGCCGAGGCCTGGCGATCGGTCATGTGCCCGCCCCGTCCCAATTGACCCCGGAACCGCCCCGGCCGCCCTTGCCATGCTTGCCTTTCCGGACTTTCACCTGGCCGGGGTCCGGCGTGTAGCCGGCGACGGGCCCGACCGTCAGATGGGTCTGATGGCCGCCGTGTTCGTCCAGGCTGAACTCGACCTTCACAATCAGCAGATCCTGATCGATGCCGAGATAGTCCGAAGTGACCGGCACAACCTGGTTGGCGGTCCATAGCGAATTGTCCGGCTGGCGCCAGCCAGCGACGGTGATGGTGGCCTCGGTCGCCTTGCCGGCGGCGTAGGCCATCATCCAGTTGGCGCGAAGCTGCATCTGTTGCAGCGTCAATTGGCTTTCCGCCATCACCACGCGTGGACGGTAGCGCGGCACGCCGGCATCGTGCGCGGCGGCCCGCAATTGCGTCTGCACCGCCCCGGTCGGCACGCCCGCGGCCGATTGCGTCGGCGCCACGGTGGTGACGCCGAGCGACTCCGTCACGATCGCCGCGCTGCCGCCGGCGCCGGCCCAGCCGCCGCCGCCGCCCCCGGACATCGCAAGCCCGCTCTGGCCCTTGACGACGTAGTCACTGAAGTGCTTGCGCGACGACAGTTTCCCTGTCGCCGCCTTGAAGTTCTCGCCCTGCACCAGGCGGCCGGCGGCGAGCGTCGCGCCGGCGGTAGCCAGCACCAGGTTGCCCGCCGCGTTGTCGGTCAAAAGCACGCCGCACATCCGGCCCAGCCGTTCCAGGAAGCTGAACGCGGTCTCGCAGCGCTCGATCTGCACCGTGGCGAATGGGATCTGCGCACCTTCCGCCTGCGCCACCACAGTGATGCCGAAGATGGCGCAGACCGCGTTGGCGATGGCTTGCAAGGTGTAGCCGTTGAACTGGCCCGCTTTGATGTCCGGCGTGCAGTCGACCAGGTCCTCCGTCAGGCTGCGACCGGTGACGCGCACGGCGTGCGCGGTTGGGCCGAAGCTCGGCGCGTAATCATCCACGTAGCCGGTCAGCAGCAGATCCGACCCGGCCTGGACGGTGCACGGTGTGAACGGCAGAATGCGCCAGGGCATGTCCTGGCCGGTCCAGCGCTCGGTCACTTCGATATCGAAGTCGCCGACGCAGCGGTCGATGCCGCGGCTTACCCGAACCGCGGTCCAGCCCTGATAGACCCGGCCGTTGACGGTCAGCGTGATGGCGTCGGGAGTCACTCCGGCGCCCCTTGCCAGAATTCCGCCTGCCGAGCGAGCTCCGGATCGGCCGGCACAGGTGTGAGCAGGTCACTTTGCCGCTGCGCCTCAGCGATACGCTGGCAGGCGGTATCGATGCCGCGGCTCACGCGGACCGCGGTCCAGCCCTGATAGATCTGGCCGTTGACGATCAGCGCGGTCATGCCGACAGCGCCAGGCCGACGGGCGGCATGAACAGCGGATCGGGCACGTCGTTCAGCAGTTCAAGCTGCGGCCCGCGGCTTGGGTCCTGATAGAACATCTGGCCCAGCACCACGGACGGAAACGCATCGCCGAGCGAATAGGTGAGCAGCGTGGGCAGTCCCTGCGCGCCCTGGATCATCTGCTGCATGGCCAGGGCGATCATGCCCTCCCAGGCCAGGTAGAGCTGGTCGGCGCCGGCATTGGCCGCCGCCCAGACCTGCGCGTCGAGCAGGGCCAGGAGCTGCGTCCGGGCGGCGGTGGCGGCCTGCGCCGTCGGCCACTCGATCGCCGCGTAGATCTGTGCCAGGGCGGCCACCGCGTTGCCCTGCACCAAGCTTATCACCGCGGCCTGCTGCGCCGCCTGCACCGTTGCCTGGGGCCCGGCGCCGCCCACCGCGGGCAGCGTGTTGCCCCAGGTCGCCAGCGCCGCCAGGCCGCCGGACAGGTCGGCGGACGGGGCGAGCGTCAACGGCTGGCCGGCGACCGGATCGTCCGTGGTGGGCGTCGTGGCTGCCGCGCCGACCACATTGTCAGCCATAGCGCTGGCCGCCGCCTGGACTGCCGCGGCCGTCGCCGCGAGGTTCTCCGGCGCCGCGGCGATCGCGGCGATCGTCGCGGCCAGGCCGATGACCGTCGTGGCCGGCAGCGCCAGCATGGCGGTGGCAGCGGTCTGCAGCAGCGCGAACGGCGAGACGATCGCCAGCTCGATCGCCGCGTAGGCGTCCGCGATCAGCGGCAGCAACGAATTCACCCCGGCGATCAGCGCCGAGGCGGGGTCCGCGGCGCTGGTCGGACTGGGCTGCGGGCCGTCACGGACGAAGTCCAGCTCGAACAGACAGTAGCCGCCGTGCTCGATCGACTCCGTGAAGCCGAGCACGCCGGCCTGGCAGGTGATCTCGCCCATCGTGGGATGCACGAGGGTGGCCGCGTCGTCGTAGTCCTCGCAGGCGCGGATCAGCGCGTCACGATCGTCGGTGTAGGTTTCGCCGATGACGAAGCCGCGCATTCTGAACCGGCGCGGCAGCTTGCCGAGGTCTTCGGTGAACGGATCGTCACGCAACGGGAATTCGTGCACCACTTTCCGACGGCCGCCGGTGCCGGCCGAGGTGACCCAATAGAACGGCACACCGCGGAAGCTCGCCGGGCGCGCGTCCGCCATCCAGGCGGGCAGGTCCTGCAGGATGAGCAACGCACCGGGCATCAGAAGGCAAACGCCAGCGGATCGGCGTAGCCGACATTGGTTTCCGTCAGGGCGGCGGCGCCGGACGACGTTGCCTGCACCTTCGAGCCGGGCGGCGCGTTGGCGATGTCCAGTTTCACGTTGACCTGGCCGCTCGCCCCAGGCGCGCCGGCTGCACCTGGCGCTCCCGCGGCGGCGGCGGCGCTGGGACTGCCCACGGCATACGGGCTGGGCGGCAGCGACAATTGCCCGGATCGAGGCATGCCGGGCCCGGCGATCGCGGGGGCGCCGCCGCCCGCGCCGGGAATCGGCCGCCCGAATTCGTCATATTGCGCGCCGGCCGCCA